TTACTCTGTGACCACCCCGCTATCCCGTGCGTCTTCTATGGTGAACTCTTCATACCCGCGCCAGAAGTCTTCACGACGCTTGTGTCGTTCCCAAAGCCAGCCTGCGCACATGTTGGTGGTTTGCGCTGTGTTCGTCCGCTCGATTATGTCCCCAACAGTCTTATTGTGACCTTTTATCTGTAGCTCGGTTGACCAGTGAATAGCCTCATCTCGCTCCTCGTCAGGTATACTTCCCGAGCTAAGTTCAACAAAGATAGACGTCCCTTCGAACGCTGCATCTACCCGGCCATAAGCGTCGCACTTGTACGCTTCCCAGGTTTCGCGTTTAGTCTCCTCGTTTGCGAAGCCGTCCGGTCGTGCAGTGAGTAAGAGCACACTGAGTACTGCAATGATGATACCAATGATGGCGAGGACTAAGAGGAGCCAGAACCACCATCGCTTATAGAAGGGGCTATTCGTCTTTTCGACGGGTGGGGGTATGTGGGTCATGCTGATTGTCTTTCGTAGATAGAGATCCAAGTTTTTAGGACTTTGACCGTCACTCCGAGTTCGTGGGCGATGAGTGAGGGTTGTGGTCCAAAGATGGCTTCTGCTGTGGCGTATTCGGTGGGGCTGACGAGGAGGCGGGCCGCGAAGCGGTCGGCGCGTATCTCGTGTGTCCCGTGGTGGCCTGGCGGGTCTCCGTAGTGTGCGTGTCCTAGCTCGTGGGCTAGGGAGCACAGGGTGGTGACGTCGTCCATGCCGACGCGCAGGGTGATGGTGTTGCGGTGGGGGAGCCATGCGGCTTTTGGCCCGCCACGGTGCCACCGGATTCGGTAGCCCCGGGCCTGCGCAACATCGATTAGGGCGTCAAGGTTAATCAATCAAATCTTCACCTCGTTTCTCGCGCTCTGCCTGCTCATCGGGGGAGGAGTCAGCAGCGTGCGGGATGTTGTCATCCCACTCCATGACGGTGCCGTCATCCTCATCCGGTAGTGAAGCAGACGCATCGGACACGGGGGTGAGATGCGGGGTGGATTTGGTTTCGCAGGCCTCTTCGAATTTCTTGTCTATTTCCTTCCAGTTGGAAATCCTCGAGGCCTGGATAGTCTCGCCCAGAACGTCCTTCACATAGGCAGCTTTGATGCTAGCTGCTGCATGTTCAGCAATTTCAGATGCAGCGTTTAAAGCTAGTGCTTCTGCTTCAAAAGCGTGGATGGTCGCGTGGAGACGTTCTACCTTGTCGCCCCCGAGTGAGGCTTCTTTCTCAGTTATGAATTCGGCTTCTACAAGAGCTTCCAAGACGTTGAGGTTGAAGGCGCGGGCGAATTTGACGACGAATTCGGGGTCTGCTTTTGCCCCGCTCTTCCATCGGGTAAAGGCGCTCTGGTTGAAGCCGGCTTTCTTGGCGGCGTCGCGCATTGTCATGTTTCCGATTATGGGCTCGATGTAATCCCACCAGCGTGTTGAACTCATGCCCCTAACTATATTTGCGCACACGCAAAAGCGCAAGTGATAGCGACAAAGCAAACAAAACTTGCGCAGGAACAAACAGTGATGTAGTTTCATTTGTGTAAGCCCAAACAGGGTTTGCGAAAGAACAAACAAGGAGGTTGCATGACTTTCCTTCATACAGTTCGAGTCCGCAAAGAGTGGCTAGAGAACGCAGCCAATGAAGCAGGAGGCATCGCAGCCCTCGCAGAAAAACTTGATTGCGCACCATCCACAATTAGCCGCCAACTCAACGACAGGGCAGAAGCCGGGCCACGCCTTATTGGCTCAATCCTCGCGAACTTCCCCGTCACATTTGAGGACGTATTCGACGTAACCGAAGAAGAAATGCGCATACGACGAGTCCGAGTCCGCTCCGTCGCATAAAAGAAAAAGCCCCGCCGAAGCGGGGGCCATAGAACTACTAAAGGAGTTTACACCATGAGTGAACTAATTCCCATTCAAGACCGCGACGGCATTCAGGCCGTCATGGGCCGTGACCTACACAAGTTCCTGGGTATCGGCAAGGACTATACGACGTGGTTCAAGGACATGACCGCGTATGGCTTCGATGCAGGTCAGGACTTTTCCCCAATTTCGGGGAATACCTCCCCCGCAGGTGGCCGTCCACGTACTGACCACATCGTGTCGCTGGACATGGCGAAGGAAATTTCCATGATTCAGCGCACGGAGAAGGGAAAGCAGGCCCGCCAGTACTTCATCGAATGCGAACGCCGGGCTAAGGAACCAGCGCAGCTGTCCCCAGAAGAGCTTATGGCTCGGGCTATCAAGGTTGCAGACAGCACCATTAAGGAGCTTGAAGCAAAGACCGCAGACCAAGCCCTTGCGCTCGAAGCTGCGAAACCAAAGGTGGAGTACTACGACCACTGCGTATCCATCGAGTCCGACGTCATGACTGTCAAGGACTGGGGCGCGCACTTCGGCCTTACGGAGCCGCAAGCCCGCCAGAAACTCCTGGACGCGAAGATGATTTACCGCAAGGTACAGACTCGCGAGTGGTCATCCCGCAAGGGCGATGTGGTTGACCGCAACGAGTACCGCGCCTATGCCGCCTACCGGAACTTGTTTGACCTGCGCGCTCAGCATAATGCTCCGCGCTATCACAACGGTCAGGTGCGGCAAACGCTGTATGTGCGGGCTGGGTGGGCAATCACCGTAGCCAAGAATGCCGGCATTGAGGTGGACCGCTCTATCTATGACATCTTGCCGGAGTCTGTCTGACGGGCATCCCAGGTAGACGCCACCCGATAGCCCGATTTAGCAGGCGGGGGAATGCAAGCCTCCCCACGGGCACCAGGCCGCCGAAGTCTTCCTGTCCCAGGGGATAGGGCAGGAACCAGTGGGCCGTGATGAATGACAACTGAATAGTGAAGAGCGCCGGATGATACCGGCCCCGTGAGCATGGTTCTTAGATTGCGATGACCGGGGTACGCAGTAATGCAGGCACCCCAACGTGGTTGGGAGGGAACGAGCGGCGCTGACATAAATACTTTGCTTCGCTGGCGGAATTGGTATACGCACCGCACTCAAAATGCGGCACCCTACGCGGGTATCCGGGTTCGACTCCCGGGCGAAGCACTCAGGCCAGAAAGGTTATTGATTCATCACTTATTGCCTACAAAGCGGGTGATGATTCTTGCAAGCACCGGGGTTCGATTCCCCGGCTGGCCACTGGGGGTTGTTAAGCGCATTCTTCCTGTTCAAGGCGAAATGGAGCGTCAAGGTTGTATCCGGCGGGGTTGGACACTGCCCGCTTGGCTCTGCACGCCTGCAACCCCCCCACATACACAAAAGGCCCCCGCGACTGCTGTAACTACGCGGGGGTCTTGCTCTGTCCACCTGAAACGGAGACACCCATGAATACTACACCGGCCTGGCTGACCGTGAGGGAAGCATCTGAGTACACGGGCCTTCACGCCGAAACTATCCGCACCTTGATGCGGCGCGGCGATATTGAGGCCCGCAAACCAGGCAAGACCTGGCGCACAACACAATCCTGGCTCGACCAGTACATGAATCAAGGAGCAGCATGAAACGACTACTCAAGCACATCTTCCATCGTCGCTACCGCGCCTATACGCCGCGCTTCTACATGATGCGGAGGGGCTGACATGCGGGAAATCACCATCGACCAAGCTATTGCGCACTTCAAGGACATTGAGGGCCGGTATCGCGCCCTATACACCATGACCCGACTGCCGGAAAGCATCCGCCGCCGCATCAAGGACAACGCGGCACAAGCCAACCTGCTCGCGTCCCTGGCTGAGAAAGAGAAAAGGAAAATTGACCATGGATTCTAAACGACCTCCCCGCACATCCCCTGATGCCCGCCGTATCGCCTACTGGCAGGACATCGCAGCGAAGCGCACCCGCCTGTGCTGGGCCACTGGCATTCTCGGTGGCCTCGTCGGTTTCGTCGCCCATGCTTTCATCAGTATGCCTCCGGTGTGGTTGTGATGACCAGCATCCATAAAGACCTCATCACCGGTGTGTGGCACGTATGCGAGGGGGACATGGTGTTTCCTGCCGCGAGTTGGGGTGAAGCGCTGCGGTTTGTGCATGAGATGGGGGAGCACCGCACCAAGAACAAGTCCGTGAAGAAGCGGGTGCGGCGCAAGCCCACCAAGGGGCAGATTGTGGCTGAGGAATATGAGCATTTTGAGATGATGCTTGGCCCGAAACTCGCTGTACAGCGGCTTGCCGCCGTGTACCACACCACCCCGAAGACGATTGAAAGACACATTCAACGATGGAGCTCACCCCAGCACGATTTAAGCGTGGCCGTTGGTGGGTAAACATCCCGAAACCCACCGGATTTAAGACGCAGCCGGAGGCCACGAAAGCGCTCGTTGCTTACCGCGATGAGCACGGCTGTCTCTACCACGCCTGCACCCGCATCGGAACTGATGACCTTGATTTGGGGCGTGGTTTCCGGTTCTGCGATGAGCATGCCCGCCACGCGAAGAAGATTCTCAACACCCAAAGGATGACATGAATACACCGAATAAGATGCCGCAACATTTGACCAGTATCACCCCGCACTTCCTCTACATGGAGCCGTTGATTGAAGAGGCGGACGACGTGATGCAGGCCTTCATGGACCGTGGCTATGAGCCTGACATTGCGTGCACGCTGACTGACATGACTTTGGCCCGCTATGACGAGAAGGGAAAGAAGTGAGACGCTACGAACCGGCAGACAACGAGGACTGGCTGGCGTTTCGTCAAGGAAAGTTGACCTCGACGGAGCTAGCCCGTCTGCACTGTAGTAGGAATGCCGCGACGTGGCACGAGGTACGCGACGCCAAAGAACACGGCTCGAAGTTCCACGGCAACCAGTACACAGAGTGGGGTAGTGCCCGCGAACCCCTGTTAGCCCAGGTGCTGATAGACGAAGTGGATTCACGCCTCGTCTACAACGCGGAGCCGCAAACCATCTTCCTCCCCGATGATGAACGCCTGTCCTGTACTCCTGACCTCTACGCCGAAGACCTTGAGGTGATTGGGGAGATTAAGACCAGCACTGAGCCGTTTCAAGGTGGCCGCTGGCATGACTGGTGCCCTAATCAGTACTACGCGCAGATTCAGGCAAACATGCACTACACAGGGGCAGAAGCCTGCGCGTTGTTGGTGGAGGTGCACGAGGACTTCACACCCGTGGCGCTAGACCACCGCACCATCCTCTACGACCCGAAGTTTGCCGCTGAGCTGATGGCCACCGCCGCTGAGTGGTTCGCATGGTTGGACGGCACCACCCCAGAGTGGATGGGCGAAATCACCTCACTCGATGAGGTAGATGACGTGACGTTCCTCGTCACCCGCTACGCCGAACTCACCGCCGAGGTAGACGACCTCAAAAAGCGTATTGACGCCCTGAAAGCCGAAATCCTAGAGCTAACCGGCGACTCACACACAGGTGATTACGGCGGCTACCACCTCACCGTCTCCACCACACAACCCTCCAAAGTGTTCGACACCCGAATCTTTAAAACCGCCCACCCTGACCTCTACAACCAATTTCGCACCAAGACCCGCGCAGGGTCAACCCGACTCACAATCAAGGAGAACTAACCATGAGTAACGAACTCGCCACCATCAACACCTCTGAGGACGGTCTCGACCTCCTCACCCGCCAAGCCGAAGCCATGGGCGCAGCCCACAAGCTCGCCACCGTCCTGTGCAACACCCAGATGGTTCCGCAAACCTTCCGGGGCAAGCCTGATGATGGTGCAGCCGCAATCCTCTACGGCGCAGAACTTGGATTGAAGCCCCAGCAGGCATTGCAGCAGGTGTTCGTGGTGCATGGCCAGCCCGCTATCTACGCCCGCACAATGGTCGCATTGTTGAAGGCGAAGGGCTACAAGTTTCAGACCGTAGAGACCAGTGACGAGAAGGTCACTGTGCGCGGCACCTCTCCCGCAGGTGAGACTGAGGAATCCACCTGGACTATCGAGCGCGCCAAGAAGGCGGGCTACACCAGCAACAAGAAATATCAGACCGACCCGCAGGCCATGCTGTACGCCAAGGCCGCATCCGAGGTATCCCGCAAGCTCGCCCCGGATGTCCTGCTGGGTATCAAGTACGCCGCCGAAGACCTGGAACTGGAACCGGTGAAGATGACCGCGACTCGTGAGGATGTGCGGGCGAAGGCAGAGGCCGCGCCGGTGCCGGCGTTGACGAAGAAGCCGGAGCCGGAGGTGGTTGATGATGACCTCATCGCAGATGTGAAGGAAACGTTGGAGAGTTTCACCACCTCGGAGCAGGTGAATGACTTCGCCGCCAACCTCAAGCAATCAGGTGAAGTACCAGACGCTGTCATCGACCTTTGCCGCGCCCGCTGGGCTGAGCTGGAAGGTGAAAAGTAGATGATTGACACCATCACCATTACCGGCGGTTTGCCTCGTGACGCGGAACTGCGATTCACCAAGAGTGGTAAGGCTGTCGCTAGCTTCACCCTCGCCAGCTCGGATAACAGGTTCGACCAGGAACAGAACCAATGGGTGAAAACCCGCAGCATGTACCTAGATGTGACTATCTGGGATGAGACCAAGAACCAGAATCCGGTTCAGTGGGCGCACCTCGCCGCCGAGCTGAAGAAGGGCGACCAGGTTGCTGTCACCGGCAAGCTGATTACCCAGTCGTGGGAAACCAGGGAGGGGGAGAAGCGCAGCAAGGTTGAGCTTCTTGCCAGCAGCTTCTACAACCAGCCACGCGGCCAAGGCCAGCAGCAGCCTTCTTCGGCTCAGCAGCAGTGGAATCAGGCCGCATCCCAGGGCCAGACCGCTACGACGGGGGCGTGGGGTGACCCCGCACCCGTAGGCCAAGACCAACAGCCGCCGTTCTAGGTAGCTGGTATGGATGCCGCCTACTACCAAGAAAAGCTGAAAGAGCTCGAGGGCAGGCTCCTCACCTACGCCTACGGCATTGACCACATGAAGTATTACAGCAACGATGATCCAACCCCCGCAGAATTACAAGACCTCGGTGCAGCAGACCTAGCCAAAGCAGCTGCACACGTCATCGGCCTCATTAGACGAGGCGAGTATTGATGCCCTACCAGGAGATGACGGCGGCAGACCTACCCCGATTCAAGGTTTGCCGCATCGTCCTCAACCCCGATTCTTATGACCCGCGCCTTGTGCCCGACCGCCTGGTCTACGCCACCCAAGAAGGCGACTACGTGTACGGGGCAACCCGCGACGGACGCTTCACCCTCCCCGCAGACGCACCAGTCCTCATCGACCCAGAATCCTAGGAGATGCAAGGAATGACTGACGACCCCCGCGCCGCAGTACAGCAGCGCATAGCCAACGACTACCAGCGGGGCACCGACACTATGCGGGGCCAGCGCGACGGGGTAGTGGTCACGCCAGTCGAAATTGTGGACTTTCAAGTACGCGCAGTCATCCACCAGCTCGCAGCCCAGGGCTACACCCTCGCAGACCCAGAGGTACGCATTACTGACCCATTCGGCGGTACAGGGATCTACCTTGCCCGCCTCATGCAGCTTGCAAGGCTCAGCCCCGAACAGCTGGATGACCTGTACCACCATCGAATGCTCATGGTGGAAATCGACCCCGAAGCCTGCACCATAGCGGACAAAAACCTACGCGCCGTCTACCAACAAGAAACCGGGCGCGAAGCACGCCACAGCATCGTCCACAACCTCGACACTTTCACCCTAGGAGATGAAATATGGGGCTTAACCCACGAAGGATCTGGGATGTAGCACGCGCCGCCGCAAGCACCCAATACCGCCGCAACCTCCCCATAGAGGATGCCCTCATGGAGGCGTGGGAAGGCGCAGCCCTCCACCTCGCGGAGCACCCCGAAAGCGTGGAGAAAGACTGCTACACCGCCGCCATTAGCTACCTGGGCAAGGCATACGACAAAGACGTACAAGCACACGGGTATGGGCCACGCTTCACCATGTACTGGGAACCCAAAGCGCGGGCATACCAGCCCGACGCGCTTACACCTATTGCTCTCGTGCAGGTCATGGCGAAGCTCCCGGACGCTGACAGGGAAATCCTCCTCCACATGTCCGAGTACCCAACTCTGAGGGCTGCCGCAGCCGCGCTGGGGTGGCCGGAATCAACTACGCGGGTTGCTGCGCGCCGTGCTGCCGAAAAAGCCCGCCGCTTGTGGTTCGACTTTGAGACCCCACCACCACGTAGCGGAGGCCGCAGGCGGCGAAAGACGCACTGCGCGAAAGGCCACGAATACACCCACTCCAATACCCAATGGGTGCGCGACAGAAAAGGAAACCTCACCCGCAGGTGCGCCACCTGCAACAGAGAAGCCCAACGCACAATCCGCGCCCGCAAAACTCACAGATAGGAACCCATGAACGTTAACTACAGCCTCGACACTCATGCTTACCCGCCGCGTCGTGCTTATACGGATGATGCTGGCACTGACCTGGCGCTGAATCATCCGGCGATTATTCCAGCAGGGCAGCACCGCCTCTGCCACACAGGGGTGCATGTAGCAATCCCACGCGGCCATGTGGGAATGGTGTTTGTTCGCAGCTCAACGGGGATTAAGAAACACCTTGTGCTGAGCAACGGCACCGGCATCATCGACAGCGGCTACACGGGGGAAGTCATGTTGTCCCTGCACAACACCGGACGCCACATGCAAACCATCCCCGAAGGGTATTACATCGCCCAACTCGTCATCCTCCCCATCCCAGAGGTTCGACTCAACCACGTCGACGCTCTCGGCCACACAGAACGCGGTAATGCAGGTATCGGGAGCACAGGACAGTGACCACTCGCCAGCAGCGTGAGGACATGCGGGCCTGGCTGGAATCCCAAGACGTGTATTGCGCACAGCCCGCATTCCTCGACGCACTAATCCAACTGTTCCAAAGCATAGAGAAAGGAGGAAAAGACGATGAACACTAACGAGTTCAACGAGAACCTAATGGCCCAAGCCGCCTACCGATTGAACGAAGCAGCATCCCTATCCAGAAGCGCTGACGACCTGTACAAGATTCGGGAGATTCACAAGCACATCCACCGCGCCCAAACCTACCTATGGGTGCTGGAAGACTCCCTCAAACTCAACAACTAAGGAGACCCGCCAATGCCATGGTTCAAAGTGGACGATGGTTTCTACGACCACCCAAAGGTGCTTGAGCTAGATATGGCAGCCCGTGGGCTTTGGGTTATGGCGGGCGCGTACTGTGCCAGGCACCTTACTGATGGAGTGATTACTGGGCGTCAAATCAAGGTGATTGGAGGCACTCAAAAGCAGGCCGAGAAGCTCGTCGCGGCGGGCCTGTGGAGTGCCGACGATGCTCCGCCGAGCGCTCGCCGATACGTCTTCAACGATTGGCGGGAGTTTCAACCAACACGCGACGACGTTTTATCGAAGCGTCGAGAAGACGCCGAACGTAAGCGTCTCGCGAGGGGGGTAAAGCGGGATAAGCAGCAGGAACGTAAAAATGTCCGTGCGGACGTCCAGGCGGACAGCGAAGCGCCGTCCGCTCTACCGGGACTCCGAGCGCCGTCCGCTCTACCCGGCCCGGCCCGGCCCGACCCGTCCCCTTCTGGTGGTACAGGTAGCCAGCCAAGTAACGGTGATCTAGGGGATGGGGACATGGCTGGCGGAATCTCCCTCGACGAGCTGGCGGCGGCTACGCGCCGCGCTCGCCAAGCCGGAATCTCGGAGACCGCCATCAACACCGGCACCCGCATCTTCAACCAACGCCCGGAACCGAAAGGCCCCGGGTTGTTGCGCACCCTCATCGACGACGCATGGGCAGAAGAGCAAGACACCAACCGCGCTGAGACCGCCGCCCAAGCCCGCCGCCACGCTATCGACGCCTGTGACCTGTGTGACGACAACGGCATGAGGTATGCGAACGGGACCGCCACACGATGCGCCCACAACACCGCAACAGGCCCAATTCATGGGCCAGCAGCCCCACAGAGCAACAAGCAGCATATCGACGGGCAATCACCCCAAACCACAACTTCAAAGCCTCACAAGCGAAAGGAGGCCCCATTTTGAACATCATCACTTTCCGTGTTGAGGGCGAACCCGCCCCGAAGGGCTCCAAGCGTCACGTCGGCAACGGGCGACTAATCGAGTCATCGAAGAAACTCCCCGCATGGATGCGAGCAGTCACACAAGAAGCCACCAAAAACAGGCCCAGCGCGCCCGTAGACGCCCCCGTAAGCGTCTTCATGGACTTCTACCTACCCAAGCCGAAACGACCCCGCTATGACGTCCCTGCGGTCAAACCGGATGTAGACAAACTAGCCCGCTCCGTCCTTGACGCTCTCGAAGCCGCCGGCATCCTCACCAACGACAGCCGCGTCACCAAACTCAGAGCCACCAAACACTACGCCAACACCGCCACACCACCCGGCGCAGACATCACAATCTTTTGGAAGGAACAACAATGACTGACCCGTTCGACTGCATCGCCAATGGCACAGACCGGCGCTTCACCCACCAAGGCATCAATTGCATGACTCAGATGGGGCCGTACACCATCAACGGCTACATCGAACTGCCCGAGAGCCATCCCTGGCTCGACGAGGCAAAAGACCTACAGTACTTCGACGTGGACGTCCACGGCGGAATCACCTACCACACAGGCCGAGTGATCGGCTTCGACACCAACCATTTCGGAGACGGGCAGCATCCTGACGCTGAGCTCACAGGCCAATCACCAGTGTCCCCCTTCCTTGGCAGCTTTGGAGGAACTAATCACATCTGGATGTGGGAAGAAGTCGAAGCGGAAACCCGCCGCCTGGCCGAACAGGCTGCTGACGCACTCAAGGAGGCCCAGCAATGATCTTGCGTGAAAAATTCTCACAGTGGTTTGAGCAGGAGTCTTTTGACTTCATCCTCCTGACCTGCGCCCTAGTCGCGGTGATTCTGATAGCTGCCGTGACCACATCTGTCATCATGCTTGTCACAGTCATAGGGGGTGTGCAGTGACTGAGGACGACTACTGGGAGCGGGTGCGTGACATCCGCAAAGACGATGAAATCCTGTACGACGAGCGTTTCACCCCGCCATCGGAGAACCCCGACAACTGGCGGAACCAGGAGTATGACCCGCGTATCCACGGCACCCGTATTTCCCCAAACGACGAATTTCTGGTGATTGGTGCGGTGCGCTACGCCAGGGGGCGTGCCACCTACGTAGTGCAGGAGACCGTGGACTGGGTAATCAAACACTGGGACGACCTGAGCGACAACACCCGCTATGTCATCACCCGCGACGTAGCTGAGGAATGCGACTACCGCGACAACACGCCCCGCAGCGTCCTCAGCGAAATCGACGACCCCGATTGGCAACGCCTATGGAACCACATCAAGGAGAACACCAATGACTAACCCAACCCGCCAAGAAATAATCGACGCACACAAAGCGCTTGAAAGCTTACTCATTGCTGTAAGTGGCGGGACATCACTTGGCCCGTTCGCGATTACATCTATGAGCTACGACATCCGCGCTGCTCTGCCTCCCAAGCCGCGCCCCACCATGGCCGATGTGGGGTGGGACAACGAGAAGCACCGCTTCGCGGTGGCGGAGCACTCCGACTACGGGGAAGTGATCATGCTTCAAAGTGATCTGACTACCGGGCAGGTAAGAATCCTCCTGAACGATTACGGAGAATTCCATATGCCTTACGCATCTCCCCAGAACCTCACCCCAACAGGCAAGCGCTACACCCTCACAGAGGTGCAGGAATGAAAATGGGAAACGTACAAGCGGTAATCCAAGCGCTCAACGCCTACGGAGAAGCCGCACGAGGTGATTACTACGGCCTCGACGGTAAGACCATCCAGCGAGACATGTGGGAGATTACCGACGCGCTAGAAAGCGGTCTGCCCTCCTCAGCAGATGAGCTAATCAGCAGGCTCGGAATCACCAAGACCGACGACGGATATGAGTGGATGTAGACCAATGACTGACTTGAGTACCACCAACCTGAAACGCCTACTCGACCAGGCCACACCCGGCCCGTGGGAGGTGCGGGGATACTACATGGACGGCGAACCTCGCCCCGACACGTCATGCCAGATATTCAGCGCTGACGAAAAGTATTTAGGCATAGTCCACAGACCACACGCTGCCCTCGCAGCCGCCGCGCCTGAGATAGCCCAAGAAACGCTCCGGCTACGAGAAGAGCTTATCGACTGGGCTAACGACGAAGCGCAAGCACACAACGCCCTAGTGAAGCAAGCACCGGAAGCAGGCGGAGCAGGAATCATCACCACCCACAAGACCATCTACAACCGCATCGTAGAAATCCTAGGAGACCATGATGACTAATTTTGAGCTGGCCGCGCAGGTCATCATGCTGTGTGTACAAGATGGCTACAGCCCCACACGCATCGCTGAGTGCCTAGCTGACTACGGCCTACTAGCCGAAGACCTGCCTGAGCCGTGCATCTACCCGGACACGGGGGAGCATGAATGGCACATGGAAGACGGCTACGTGTCTGTGGAGGACGGCATCATCCACGTCATCCATGATGAAGCAGGGGATGACCGTGAGCCTGCGGAGTTAGACCCTGACCCTGGTGAGCTCCGATTCTCCAACACCACCAAGGGGCGTGAAACCGCCCACGCAATCCTCGCCGCCTGCGACCTAAAGGACACACAAGATGAGTAAGAAAACCCGCGCCGCAAAGCTCATCGAGCACGGCATCAAACGAGGCTACGCCCCAGACCAAATCGCCACCCTGCTAGAAAAGTTCGAGCTACTAGCTGAAGACCTACCGGCACCAGACCGCGACATGCGTGACCCCAAGTGGCAAAAAGAGTACGAAGCGGCCTGGGACAGCCCCCACGCGCCCAGCATCTGGGACACCACCACCCTCCTAGAGGTCGGCGTCTTCCCCGGCGACCCCGACATCACCATCTGGCACGACGGCGAACCGCTCGAACCGCTCACCATCGACGAAGTGAAGAAGCTCCGCCAAGCACTCCACGCAGCAGAACACACAGCCAAACAGCACACCGAGGAGAAAGCATGAGCATCTCCTATAGAGGCGGCACGATAGACGAATTCAAAGCCACCGACTCCGATATCCATATCGAGATGCTGCAAGACCAGCTGTATCACGTCCGCGTCACCGGCTACCACGAAGCCGAATTCATCATCCACGGCACCATCCAGGAAACAGACGTATGAGACCTCACAAACTTCGCGTCAGCCCACGCGGCATCACCCTCGACGGCCTCCCACTCCTACACAGTGACGAAGCCCCAACCGTGGAAATACTCCGCCCCAACATCCACCGCGTGCACCTCACCATCTACGCCGACCGCATCCAACTAGACGGCGACAACCACCACACTCCAGAGGCCACACCCATCTACGACCAACTGAAGGAGCAGGAATGAGCGAGACCAAAGAAGTCATCCGCATCGTCGGCAAAACCTACCTTCTCGCTGCCCTCATGATGCTGCCCACCGCCAACGGCATCCACCAAGCAACCCAAGGCCACATCGCACTATCCACCATCATGCTGGCATCCGGTCTCGTGGGGGCCATCATGACCAACATCAGCCTCAAAAGGGAGCTAAGCCAATGACCACTCTTGCAGACCTCACACCCGAAGAACGCGCCAACTGTGTAGGCATGTGGTGTGACTACCGGCCAGCAGTAGGAACCAAAGGCCCGCACAGCGCGCCCGAAGAAGTCATCACCACCGTAATCCTCAAAGCTGGCAACGACTACGACGCGGAATATGAAGACGAGTACGAGGTATTCAACGCCGCTATCGGGCACGAGCTAGTACAGCCAGAGCAGATAACTCTACGCGACGACCTACCCCGCGCATGGAATCCCGACGGCACACCACCAGCAGGGGAATGGGAAGACGACTACACCGACGCCGAAGGCAGCACCCTCACCACGGGCGAAGACCTAGGCATAGGCCCACACCAAGAAATCCGCCGCTGGATAGGGAAATGGGAGGAAGCATGAACCGGTGGATAGTCTTCAAACTCAAAAACACCACAGGCTGGCCATGGATAGCCGCAACCACGCAGGAAACCAGGTCGCAAGCACCCCAACCCCTCCGCTTCCCCAAATGGAAAATGGCAATGCACTACGCCACCTGCCAAGCCCAACTAGACCAACAACCCCTAGAAGACCTCTGCACAATCGCCTACCAGCACGCGCCCCACGCCACCACAACCATCGCAGGCTTCAGACAACAAATCATCCAACAAATGAGGAATGTGAACCCATGACCACAAACCAAGAAGACCTCGCCCACGCAGCCAAGCACCTCAGAGTCCTATACGACGAGCTGAACCAGGCGAAGTACGACCGGCCGCCGGCCCCAGAAGTATCAACCACGCACAGCAACCGCCAGAAAGGGCCAATGGACCCGGCACCCATCTGGACCCTCAGCGACGATGCTTTCTTCACCGAGCGGCTAAACCAGATGGTGTGTGACGCCGCCGGCCGCATCGACGGAGACCACAAGCCCACACTTGATGGAAGACAACTCGCCGACTGGCTTGCTTGGTACGCCGGGCCTGTGAGTCAGCTCGACTTCGCGGACGACATTCTCGATGAAGTCCGATGGCAAATACGCGAGCTCGACCACAAGCTACGACGCACCCGACCACCCGTGCCGGTTAGGGAACCAAAAGAAGTTTGGCTAACAGCACGAACCATATGCTTCAGGCTGAAACAGATGGGATTCGACTTAAGTCCAGAGTTATTACGAAAGTGGGCAGAACGCGGGAAGATACAATCGAGAAGTAGTGATGCCCGACGTAATCAATACTCAATGGGTGAGGTGTTAGATGAAATCCAACGACGCAGATCTGCCATTCCTGAAGCGAACACCGCCATTTGTGAAGAATCAGGTCAATAAACAAGGCAGTAACTGGCGTGATGGATTGGACTTTAACCCAGAGCCCATTGATAGCTTCATCGCATTTAATGCAACGCATGTCGAGGAACTGCTTCTGATTGCAAGGCAGACTATCGCTAGCTTTATCATCGACATTAACCCCAATCAGGGGCTGCCGGTTCGTCCCGATACTGGATCATATACTTTGTCTGCGCGAGTAAAAACGAAGGATACTTTGTTGGAGAAGCTCCGCAGGATGCAGACAACTCCGTTAATGAATGTGCACGACGTAGCCGGAATTAGGTTTGACTGCGATTTATCATTGAGCGAGCAATCACTGGTTGCGGATGCGTTCGCCGCGGGCTTCGAAATAAACGGTGCTAATCGAGTTGACATCAAAGATTTTCGGGACCACCCACACTCCGGGTATCGCGCAATTCACCTTCACATTCGGTCAACCGCGGGAAGAAGTGAAATGCAGATTCGGACAGCGCTTCAATCAAAGTGGGCAAACCTATATGAGGAAGCTGCGGATATATTTGGGCGTGAAATTCGGTATCTCCACGATGGGGCTGAAATTCCGCCAGGCGCGGAGTCCACGGTCGAAGAACTTCAAGATGTATCTCGGTTAGTTTCGAGAGCTGAAGTGCTATCGGATCACAAGGCACTTCGGAGAAACGATGAAGTTCGGGCACTTCGAACTCAGGTGTATGGCATACTCGATAGTATTCACGCCAAGCTTCGGCTACAGAGAACAACTGGTTGAGATCGGACTGGAGTAATGAATGTCGTCATACCTCATTAAGTACCACCGTAGGTCAGGGAACCTGGATATTTTTGAATACGAATCGCTGGTTGAGGCTACGCTGAAGCGTCTTGAGCTGGATAGAGTCAATGCCGACCCTGACCTCGAAATTGTCGCGGTTGCAAGCGAGAGTGAAGAACACTTGCGACAGTCGCATTCTAGGTATTTTTCGGCAGCGTAACTTAGTCTGTCACGCTTCGTGATATAATCGACGCGACGACTTCTTATACCCCGGCAGAAGCTGGGGTTTTCGTCGTTTTACGCCCCCGGCACATTCCTGAACCCCAACAGTTATTTTGAGTCTAACCGCCAGGGGCACACCAAGCCCTGCCGCCTACCTCTCATCCGTCCATGCTGCGTGGGTTTTCGAAGTCAACACGCCAGAGAGGCGAGGCCACCGGATCATGACCGGAGTAGGGCACAAAAAAGAGGGAGGTGGAGAATGTGGGCTAACCCATCCCGCGGTGCACCACACCACCTACGCAAAGCCGCCCGCACCCGCGACGGTAACCAATGCGTTCAATGCGGCAGCACCGAGCGCCTGGAAGTTGACCACATCCTAAACGTTGCACGAGGCGGCACGCACGACCTCAACAACCTCCAAACACTATGCGCCGACTGCCACCGCGAGAAATCACAAGAGGAGGCCCGCCAGGCCCGAGCCGTGAAGCAGGCCCGCCGAAGGCTGCCCGTAGCGCCGCATCCTGGTGTACGATGAGCCGCAGAGGGGTGGGGGAGGACTCGCGCTTGGCTGCGCCGAAAGCGCCGAAGGGATAGGCTGAGGCAAGCTGTACGGGTTGCAGGATTTGCCCTGGCTGGCGTGGCGTGCCCGTCGCGGGGGTTGTGTGGCTGCCTATCGGCTGGGTGCCTGCTGGGGGCTTTTTTCATGTCCTGCGGCGCTATGGGTGCTTTAATGGCATTGCTTATTTTATGTCGTCTACTTGTGACAAAGTGCAGGTCAGCGGGTAAAATGGTCAGTGTGCAGTGTTTGAATTGTGGCCGTGATGTGGCGCAGAAGTTGAAGGGCCCGGCACGCCGTACGTGTTCGGCGCGGTGCCGTCAGGCTGTGTCACGTAGACGCCGGCAGCAACCTATCCCCGCGGCCATGACCGACGGTCGTCGTTGGGTGCGGGCTGATGGCAAGCGCCCCGTCACGCCTATAGGCGCGCCGGCGTCATCCACGAACTCCAACACCTGGTCTTCGTTTCCCGAAGTGCAGCGCGGCGCCGGGGATGGATTCGGAGTCATGCTCGGCGGAGGGCTTGGCTGCTACGACCTGGATAACGCGCTCGATGACGGAGTGTTGAAACCGTGGGCGCGTGGAGTCGTTGATGCAATTGCTGAGCCCATTGTTTACGCGGAGCGCTCTGTTAGTGGCCGTGGCCTGCATGTATTCGTGGAGGCGGCGGAAGCTCGAGGTATTCGCCGGAGCATAGGCGACGGCAGCATTGAGAAATATTCGTATGGCCGGTTCATCCGATGCGGTGAGCCGGCGAGTTTGAAGGAAGTGATGGGAGATGCCCGGTCCACCGCCGAAGAGGAGCGACCAGCGTAGGCGCCGCAATAAGCCAGATGAGTCGCAGCCAAAGTTGACTGTCGTGAAGGATGACACGCCGCGCCCTGCGCCGAAGGCGCCGCGGGTGTCGCCGTCGTGGCACCCGTTGATGAAAGACTGGTTCCGGTCGTTGAAGCAGTCGGGGCAGGCGCGGTTCTATGAGCCGTCTGATTGGCAGACCGCTCGCCTGCTGGCTGAGGTTATGAGCCAGGAGCTTAATAGCGGCGAAGGGGTTAAGGCGTCGATGCTGGGCGAGTTTAATCGTGCCGCGGCGTCGTTGATGACGACGGAGGGGGAGCGCCGTCGTCTTCGTGTTGAGCTCCAGGCCGCTGATGCTGATTCCGTGGATGATGAAGCGTCGTCGGTGATGTCTCAGTACAAGGAGATGTTTAAGTAGGAGGTGGCCTTATGGGTGAGGTTGCTCCGCAGGAGCGGTTGGCGACATTGCCCGAGGGCCTACCGAAGTACACGCTGGGCTATGAGGCTTTGGCGTGGGCTGCGAAGTATCTGCGGCACCCGAACGGTATTCGGGCGGGTAAAGCATGGCAGTTTACCCGTGAGCAGGCGCGTTTCGTCTTGTGGTTTTATGCCCTTGATGAGAATGGGCGTTGGCTGTTTCACCATGGGGCCCGCCGGTTGGCGAAGGGCTCAGGCAAGTCACCGTTTGCGGCTGTGATGGCGTTGATTGAGCTTTTGGCGCCGGTGCGATTCGACCATTGGGATTCGTCTGTGCCTGGTGGAGCGGTTGGTAAGCCGGTGTCGATGCCGTGGGTGCAGATTGCTGCGGTCTCGCTGGACCAGACGGAGAACACGATGCGCATGGTGCGCGCTATGGCGTCACCTGCGAACGCTCCAGCGCTGCACCGCGACTATGACCTGGACGTTGGCAAGACACAGATTTTTGTGCAGCCGGAGGGCAAACTTGAAGTCATCACGTCGTCCGCGACTACTGCGGAAGGCGCGGAGTCAACGTGTGTCATTGCCGACGAGCTGGAACACTGGACCCCATCGAACGGCGGGGCGGAGTTACACGCCACACTGCTGGATAACCTGTCAAAGTCGGGCTCACGCATGTTGGAGACGTTGAATGCGTGGAAGCCGGGGATTAACTCGGCTGGTGAGTCCACGTTTAATGACTGGGTGATGCAGGAGTCCGGGCGGTCTAAGAACGAGTCGCGGATTCTTTACGATGCGCGGCAAGCCCCGCATGACACTGAGTTGGGTGATGCTGATTCGCTGCGATCGGCGCTTGAGTGGGTGTACGAGGATTGTCCTTGGTCGGATATTGACGCGATTATGACCCGTATTTGGTCACCGTCGGCACGCGTGGATGATTCAAAGCGTAAGTATTTGAATTGGCCGGTGGCGTCGTCTGATTCGTGGTGTGATCCGCAGGATTGGGCGCAGATGGCCAGGCCCGATATTCGTGTGGAGCCAGGCGAGGACATCGTGATGTTCTTTGACGGTTCGTTGTCTAATGACCATACGGCGCTGATTGGGTGCCGCATGGACGACGGGCACATTTTCACCATTGGTGTGTGGGAGCCTACGGCGCCGACGGCGGAGGATAAGCCGATGGTGGATGTGCAGGCGGTCGACGACCGCGTTGACTTCGCCTTCGCCACGTGGAACGTCATTGGTTTCTATGCGGATGTGCGTGAGTGGGAATCGTTTACGAAGGTGGCGTGGCCGGAGCGGTACCGTGACCAGTTGGAGCTGTGGGCGACCTCGAGGGGCGCACAGCAGCCGGAGCCTATCGCGTGGGATATGCGCGGTAAGGATTTCCAGTTCACGACAGCTGCGGAGCTCGCTGAGGCTGAGATTATGCAGCACTCGTTTACCCATGACGGTAACCCGCTGCTGACTGAGCACGTGCTGAATGCTCGCCGGCATGAGGGGCGGTATGGCATCACGGTGCGTAAGGAGTCGCGGAAGTCGTCGAAGAAGATTGACGCGTGTGTGTGCATGATTGGTGCGCGCATGGTGTGGCGCCTAGCTCGGGAGCGCGGCGGGCTGTCAAAGAAGAGGCAGCGCACAGGTAAAGCATTTTTCATCTAGTAGCCGGTAGCGGCGGAAGGAGGCTGGGCGTTGAGGAAGAACCAAGTTGAGCGCGCAGCGCGTGAGCTTTTAGCGACGCACGTGGCCGAACGCCGCGTTTTCGACAATATCCACGAGTACATGGTGCCGTGGGACAGCGAGATGGCTTCAGCGCGTGTTGGTGCCACGCTGAATTCGAAGAATCGTGCACAGCACGCGGAACTAGCCCGCATGTCGGTCGCCCCCTTCATTGCCCTAGTCGTGGATACCTATTCGCAGTCGTTGAAGGTGGATGGTTTCTACTCGGCGGATGGTGACCAGGCGCGGGCGTGGTCGTGGTGGCAGCGTAACAAGATGTCGGCGCGGCAGACCGGACTGCATCGGGCGGCATTGACCTATGGGACGTCGTACGCGTCGGTGATGCCGGCTAGCGGCGGGGCTCTGCGTATTGGTGTGCACTCGCCGCGACGTATGGTCGCGTTCTATTCAGACTCGTTGGGCTTGCCAGGACTGGCATCGACGGATGAATTTCCGATGCTAGCGCTCGAGATTGGCGACCGGCATATGCGTCTCTTTGATGAAGAGAACGTGTACTGGTTCGGTATTGAGCACGCGCCCATGACTGTGGATGGTTGGCTCGATAAGACCTACTACTCGCCGGCGAACCTGGTGTTCCAGGAGGCTCGCCCGCATAACATGGGCGCGGTTCCTATCGTGCGCTACCAGGACCGGATGCTTGCTGAGGGGGAAGAGCGCCGCGGCATCGTTGAGCATCTCATTGGGTTGCAGGACCGGATTAACCGGACGAACTACGAGCAGGGCGTGGCTCAGCATTTCGCGGCGTTTAAGCAGCGTTACGTGATTGGGTGGATGCCTGCCGATGAGATGCAAGCCTTCCGGCAGTCAGTCGCGGATACGCAATTCTTTGATGACCCAGATGTGAAGGTTGGCCAGTACGACGAGACGGACTTGTCGCGCTATATTGAGTCGCGGCAGGCGTCGGTGAGGGACTTCGCCGCCCTGGCGCAGGTTCCTGCCCAGTCGTTGGGTGCGAACGCGATTAGTAATATCTCGGCGGATGGTCTGGCAGCACTTGAGACGTCGAAGGATAGGCAGGCGTCGGAGATTCAGGCCTCGCTGGGAGAGTCGCATGAGCAGTTGCTGCGGCTGTGTTCCCATGCGGTGGATGATGAGGAAGGCGCTTCCGACTTTGAAGCCGAAGTGACTTGGGAGGAAACGTCATCTAGGTCGTTTGCGCAGACCGTGGACGGGCTCGGGAAGCTGACTACGATGCTGGGTATCCCGCCAGAAGAACTGTGGTCGGATATTCCTGGGTGGACGAAGGAGCGCGTGGAGCGCGCCCGCACAGCGGCGAAGACCAACCCGTTTATCGGCGGGGGGATAGTTGATGAGGATGAGGCGCTGCGCGGCCTGCATCTGTAGGTGGTGATGGCTGGTGACTCTTGAGTACATCCATAAGAATGACGCATCGCTCGCCAATAGTGTTTCGCGGCTCGTTAGTAAGGTCATTTCGGCGCGTGGCGTACCGGTCACCGTGGAGCAGGTAAACGAGCTCGTTGACCTCATTTATCCGCGGGTGCTGCGCCTTCGGCGCAGGGCGCGGCGTGCCCACGTTCTCGAGCTGGGGCGACAAGCAGCAGCAGCTGGGGTAGTCATTACCCCGGAGCCATTAGAGCCATACCCGCGCAAAGCACTGTTCGATGCAATCTCGCAAGTCGCTAGGCTCTCCCCAGATTCGACGCACTTGCGGGTGATGATGCTGGACGAAGCTTCAAAGAAGATGGTCCAGCAAGCAGTCAAACCTGACGTGACTAATCGGGTTGATGATGCGGTGAAGATTCGTGTGGCGGGGGAGCTTGGGCGCCGTTTGGCACGGCATGTGGTTGCCGCGGGACGGAATGCTGTTGCGGACGCTGCGCATAACGGGTCCGCGAAGTTCCTAAATTCCGGGGCTCCGGCACACGTTGGGTATGCGCGAGTGTTGTCGGGGCGTGAGTCCTGCGCGTTCTGCACGATGCTGGCATCCCGCGGCGCCGTGTACCAAGAGGACACCGTTATTACTCGCAAGGACGGCAGACGCTACCACGACGGGTGCGACTGCATCCCCGTGCTCGTTGTTGAAGGCGAGCCCTGGCAAGGGCAGGAGGAGGCAGAGAAGCTGTCTGAGCTGTGGCAGAAACACACGTGGTCCGACGGGAAACCCGCGCCGGGGCAGTTTAGGCGCTGGTCTGATGCAATCGCCGCCGGCAAGATTGACGCAACCCGATACTCCCCGTTCTCCGATAATTAGCGCTACCTGGTGGCATGTTGAGGTTCGATTCCTCTTTAGCGCACGACCCCCGCACCACACACGCATTGGTGGTGGCCGGGGGATTTTTCATGCCCACCCCGAATAACCCAGGAGGTTAGCGATGGCAGAAGAAACTACCGCCACCACCGACGACCAGAACGCCGCCGAGGTGGCTAACAAGGCCGAGGCCCAGGAGGCTACCGGTTCGAAGTCGGAACGTAGCGTGGAGTCCTACCAACAGGAGCTAGAGAAGCTCCGGAAGGAAAGCGCACGCTACCGCACCGAGCGCAACGAGCTGCGCGCTGATGCGGAGAAGTACCGCGAGATTCAGGACGCGGAGAAGACCGAGCTCCAGCGCGTACAGGAGGCCCTGGAGGCTGAGCGCGCAAAAGCAACCCAATATCAGGTTGAGCTGGCACGGTCGCAGGCACTGTCCAAGTACGGAATCGCGGCGGAGAACGCGGACTTGCTGGGCGCTGACCCTGAAAAGTTCGACGACAATGCGAAACGTCTTGGCGAGCTGCAGGCGCAGGCCGCGAAGCGTGCCGCCCCGCCGTCTGACTATCCGATTGAGGACTTGAAGCCTGGTGCCTCATCGCGTGAGGATGCGCCGGATTTCTCGTTCCCGTCCTCATGGCCGGTTACTGGCCGATTTACCCAGTCCAATTAAACCCCTAGTTAGGAGGGATTTTTGTAATGTCCACTGTTGTTCATTACAGCCCCGCCCAGAATCCGACTGTGAAGGCGCAGGCGGATCTTAAGGCGGGCAATTTTGTCCAGATTGCCGGCGACATTGATGGCCGCAACCCCGTCGTAAAGCCCGCGGCGGCTAATGCTGAGGTATTCGGCGTGCCGGCCACCGATGTTGCAAAGGACGGCTACGTCATGGTGTACCGCTCCGGCCACATCGTGGAGGTTGAGGCCAGCGGCGCTATCGCCGCGGGCGACCTTGTAGCTGCTGCAGCATCCGGTAAGGCCGCGAAGGCAGGGGAGGCCGCGCCCGCTGTAGGTATCGCCGTTTCCGCTGCCGCTAATAACCGCGTCATTGTGGCGCTGAAGTAAGGAAGAGGAAGAAGAATGGCTGATTTCACTTTCCCGCTGTCCCCGGCCCATGTGTCTGAGGACGGCAACATCACCGCGTCGATGTTCGTCAAGGAACCGACGCGCCTTTCCAACTACATCGCGCAGCTGACGCAGGCGAACCTGGTCTCCCAGTTCCTGTTTACCTCCACCGGGGCTGACGGCGGCGCCATCATGTATGACCGCCTCGAGGCTAATGTGGCGACCGTGGCGGAGAAGCCGGGCGTTATTGCCCCTGGAGCGGAGTTCCCCGCGTTCTCCACTAGCCAGGGCAAGCCGATGGTTGACCCCGTCGTTAAGACCGGTGGCTACTACGACCTGACCCGTGAGGCAGAGAAGCGCAACGACCCGATCATCCTCCAGCGTGGTGCGGCCCGCGTGGCTAACACGATGGTCAAGGACATCGACAATCGTGCCGTTGCTGTCATCGACGACGTGCTTTCTAACCTTGAAGGTGCGTTGAAGCTCGAGTCTTCTGGTTGGGCTGCGGCCGGTAAGGTCACCGCATCCAATAAGACTGCGCTGACCGGTGAGGGAAAGCTCATCGACGACATTGAGGAAGCCAAGCTCAAGATTGAGGAAACCAAGCTTGGCTACAGCCCGGACACCCTGGTGCTGAAGCCGCGTGATGCGAAGAATCTGCGCACCATTCTCGGCGTGAAGAACTGGCGTGACGTGCTGGGCACTCTCGGGGTGGAGCTCCTTATCTCTAACGCTGATTCTCTTGGTGAGGGTGAGGGCCTGCTGCTGCAGCGCGGCGCTATCGGCGTTATGGGTGTTGAGGACCCGATTTCTACTGATAACGAGTACATCAAGGGCCGTCAGCTGACTCGCTTCTACACGTGGGCGTCTATGGCTTTCGGTGTTACTGATCCGTTCTCCGCGGTGAAGATTTCCGGTCTGGCGCAGTAGTCATGGCGGCGTTTGCAACTGGTGACGACCTGCGCGCACGGTGGTCGCTTGCCCCCGATGGGGACCAGGCGGACGCCGTTCTCGAGGATGCGTCGGTATGGCTGCAGGCCATGTATGACCTGCCGGATAAGCCGTCAGAGAAGCTTTCTGCTGTTCTGCGGATTATCGTGTGTTCGATGGCGAAGCGTGCGCTTTTGTCGGAGAACACTGACCATGTGGAATCTTTGTCACAAACCGCTGGTGCTTTCTCGCAGTCATCTTCGTTTCGTAACAGTGAGGGCAATATGTTTCTTACTCGTGCGGAGCGGGAGATGCTGGATAAGGCACTGGATGATGAGCTGAACCGGTCTCGTGGCATGCGCACTGTTGAGGCGGTGAGTTGGTGATGGCTCTCGATGTTTCGCTTCGGTATTCAGTGGTCCGTATCCGCCGCGAGAGGGTGGGGACTGTTGACGAGCTGGGGAATGACGTCGTTGAGGATGTGGAGGCTGCTGAGCCGGTCCTGGTGGCGGGCTGGGCAGTGCCACAGTCCGATGAGCCGAAGCTTGCCGGGCATGAGCGGCGCACCGTGAAAATCGAGATGTACGCCCCTACGGGGGCTTTTCTTGTAGGTGATGCGGTTCGCCTCCCTGAGCGGGGCGACGTCCTTGAAGTCGTTGGCGAGCCGGAGAACTATGAGCACAACCCGTTTGGGTGGTCACCGGGTTTGGAGGTGGTTAATCTTGCCGGCATCGAATAGTTGGCTGTGGGTGGAACGCCCTAGCGGCGACGTGGACAAAGTGCATACCTCGTCCCTGTCGTTTGATGGGGGGTCGCTAATCTGCTTCGCTGATGAAGCCCAAACAAAGATTAAGGCCGCTTACAGTCCTGTTGGCTGGGTTCACGTTAGGTGGTGTGACGCTGATGAAATACCGACCTAACCGCGCCGGGCTTCAAGAGCTTTTGCGCGGGAGCGTGGCTAAACGCCTCGTCATTGAGCATGGGGAAGACATTGCCGCCAGGTGCGGTGATGGGTTTGTGCTCTCCACTCAGCAAGGTAAATCCCGCTTTCGCGGCATTGTGTACGCCGATACCTGGTCTGCCAAGCACCGCGACCATCGTGAGAACGTCATGGTGAGGGTGCTGGGCTGATGGGTATTTCAACACAGGCTATTGCCGTCAAAATGCTCAAAGACGCCTTAGAGGTGCGAGTATCCACACGGATGCCTGACCCCGAGCCGCAACGCTTTGTCATTGTTTCCCGGATTGGGGGAGGGGCAGACACTTGGGCAACCAAAGCTCCGCGCTTCCTGGTGGAGTGCTACGCCCCCACAGAAACGGCTGCTGAACAGCTAGCCGATGATGCCTGGGAAGCGTGGCGAAGATTCCGAAGCAACCAGGTCACCTGGGCTTCTGTGGATGACAATCTCACGCGCTACGACGACCCAGACCGTAGATTTTCCCGATTCCAATTCACTGCACAGTTGCAGATTAAGCACACCCAGTAGGTGTTGCTGACCTTTTTCTTTCAGGCCCGGTCCACGATTCTGAAAGGAAGAACTGACAGATGGCTGTCAATATCAACAATGCATTCGTTGGCGCGCCCCCGATTGATGGCGGCGTCTACTTCAACGCCCCGCTGGGCACCAAGCTGCCGACGTCCGCCACTGAGAAGCTTGAAGCTGCTTTCAAGGACCATGGCGCAGTCGGTGAGGACGGCTTCAACGTCAACCCGCAGCGCGAGTCCAACACCGAGAAGATGTTTGGTGGTGAGGACTGGGTAGACCTGCAGACCTCCTACTCCGAGACTGTGACCATCACGCTCCTGGAGGAAGACAACGCCGCAGTCATCGAGTCCCTCTTTGGCGCAGCGAACGTTGAGACCAAGGAGGCCACTAAGGCTGATGGCAAGAAGACCACCATCTACCACACCTCGGAGCGCTTGCCGATTCTCTCCCACGTGCTTAAGGCCGTGTACGGCGAGAAGGCAAAGACCTATGTGATTGAGCGTGGTCGTATCACCAGTGTGGAGAAGACAGCTGACGTTCACTCCGCATCCACCAAGTACAACCTGACTATCACCGCGTTCAAGGGCACCAACCCTGACACCAAGTACGCGTATGTCACTGAGTACCGCGACGACGGTACTCCGGCTGATGCCGGTAATCCGGCTAGCTCTGAGGGCTAGTCACTGATTCCCCTGGGAGGAGCAGCAGGGGTTACGCATTTCTGCTCCCATTTCTCATCCGGTTAATCGAGGGAATTTTTTCCCCTTGGACCGGGCCTGCCCTTGATTTTCCGGGTGGGCTCAATTCTTATTTTCGGCCCGGTCCCCCACGTATTGAAAGGCTTGGTCCAACCATGGCATTCACCGTATCCACCACTTTCGACAACATTGAGGTAGTCATCCCCTCCGCTGATGGGGAAGGCACTGTCACGCTTAGCCTCCCGCCGCTGGACTGTTTCCCGCCGAAGCGAGTTGACGCGATTAACAAGGCATTGGAGAAGAATCCTAAGGCTCACACCAATGGGGCTGAGGCTCTACGCACCCTGCTCCTGAACTTCGCAACCGAGAAGCAGGAGAAGGCCGCTATCTCTGCGCTGTGGGCGCGCCAGCTCACCGAAATCGACGAGTACTGGCAGAAGGAATCTGGGATGAAGGTGGGGGAATCCTCGCCCTCTACCGATTCATAACCGAAAAAGAGGGCCTACTCGACGCTTTACGCGCCGATCTTTTTGAGCGCGGTATGCCATGGTCACAGCTTGGTGTCACGTATACCTGGGCAGATTTGCGCGGTGTGATTATGCACTTGCCGCTCACGTCTAATTTCCGGCGCACGCTGCACCCTGAGCGGGCACGCCTGGAGACGTGGATGACGCCACAGGTGCAGATGCTGGGTGCTGTGCATGATTCCTTGCAGAACACTCTACTGCTGCTGAATCACGTCCCGGTGGAGAACCTTCCTGAGCAGGGCCTCCTATCTGGTGTCCTAACCCAACTGAAGGACACGGAGGGCAAAGAGAAGGCGGCGGAGAAGCAAAAGGAAAAGCGTCGAGGACGCAAGAAATCTGCTGCCGAAATTAGGGCTGCGGTGAGGGCTAAAGAACAAAAGTAGCAACGTAAGAAGGCAGGTTAGTCATGGCCGAGCTTGGCGTCGGGTATATCTCCATCGTCCCAGAAGTCTCCAAAATCTCCCCCGGTATTGCCGAGGCGCTGGGCGCGACAAGCCCAGTCGCGGAGAAATCCGGCAAGACTATGGGCGCGAAGCTCTCCAGCGGCATCAACAAGACTCTGAAAGCCTCCGCCATCGGTATCGGCACGACCGCGGGAGGCTTTATCGCCGCTGGACTGACTAAGGGCTTCGGGCGCCTGCAGGCCATTGAAGGTGCACAGTCGAAGCTGTCTGGTCTGGGTAGCTCGGCGCAGCAAGTCTCCGGCATCATGGATAACGCCTTGGCCGCGGTTAAGGGTACTGCTCATGGTCTTGGCGAAGCAGCGAGTGTGTCGGCGCAGATGGTTGCTGCTGGTATCGAGCCGGGGCAGCAGCTCGAGCAAACTTTGAAAACCGTGGGTGATACCGCGGCTATTGCCGGTCGCTCCATGGAAGACGTGGGCCTTATTTTCGGCTCCGTTGCGGCGCGTGGCAAGCTCCAGGGCGATGACATGCTGCAGCTCATGTCCTCGGGTATCCCGGTGCTGCAGCTGCTGTCTAAGGAGCTTGGGGTCACCTCGGCTGAGGTCTCTGACATGGTATCCGCTGGCGAAGTGGATTTCGCCACGTTCGAGAAGGCCATGCGTGAGGGTATGGGTGGTGCCGCCCTTGAGATGGGTGACACGTTCTCCGGCGCTGTCGCCAACATGGGTGCTGCCGCTGGACGTGTCGGCGCGACTGTCCTCGACCCGTTCTTTGACCTGTCTAAAGATGGGTTTGGCGCTGTCACTAAGGCGCTGGACGGGCTGGATGAACGCCTCGGGCCTGTCATGGATAGTTTCGGCGCTTGGCTGCAGAACCGTGCTGTCCCCGCGATTAAGGATTTTGGTTCTGAGATTGCGGCGTTGAGCAAGAACGCACAGCTGCAGACTGTCTTAAGTGCAACACAAACAGCGTTTTCACAGTTGTGGTCGACTGGGCAGAAGCTTCTTCCGGTCATTGGTAGCTTGGTTCAGACGTTTGGCCAGGCGTCTGCTTCACTGGGATTGGGCCTGTGGAAGAACTTTGCAAACGTCCTAACTCTCACTGGTTCTGCACTGGAGTCTTTAGCGGGGCCTTTGGGCTCAGTTGCTGATTTCCTGTCTAATCACCCTGCTCTGGTCACGGCTGCCGTGGGCGCGTGGGCTGGTTTCAAGACCATCCCGAACCTGATTAGCAAGATTACCGGGGCTGTGAACCCTCACGTTTCTTCTTTGAAGACGATGGGGGAGGGCGTTAAGGACCTCAAGTCCTACTATGAGGCCACTGGCCGGGAGATTTCGACGTTTGGCGCTACTATCCAGTATGCCGCCACGTCGAACAATAAGGTCGTTGCCGCCATGGCCCGCGCATATGACCAGGCGGCAGGGCCGGCGCAGTCTCTTGCTAGTAGCGCGTCGAACGCTATGGCAGAAATGGACGCTAGCGTTGGGCATTCCACGCGTAGCGTATCCGGGGCGGTTAAGAAGATGTCCGGCACCGTCAAGGGTGTTGGCGCGGCTGCGTTTACGGGCCTGAAATCTGCCGCTGGTAGTGTCATGTCGTTGTTTGGTGGTCCGTGGGGCCTGGCATTCATGGGTGCCACGGCGGCTGTTGGCGCTGTTGCTTCGGCAAACAGCAAGGCGAAGATTGTTCAGGACGCGTACGCGAAGGCGACGCGTGAGGCGGCTACTGCCCAGGACCAGTTGAACGTGTCGTTGGCCGGCACAAGCACAGCTTTGTCTTCTGCTCAGTTGAGTGACGCCGCCGCCATTGTGAACAAGGACCTTGTGCAAATGAAGACGTTTGCACAGGAGTACTCGGGCTGGTTTAACACCATCTCCGCCCCGGATCTGTCGTGGTGGCAGCAGGGCCACTGGTCAGCCGATTGGCGCGCATACGCCAACGAGGTCAACCAGGCTAAGGACGCGTATGAGGCGATTGAGAAATCCGCCGGCGACCTTAAAATCCCGATGGAGGACCTTAACCGGGTTGTCGCTGAGGGAGGCCCTGAGTATGACAACCTCATTTCCTCACTGCGCCAGGGCGGAGACGCCTCGCAGATGGCAGCTGACAAGCTTGCCGAAGCGCGAGACAATATCCAGCAGTCTATCGACGCTGCGCGTAATCTCGACCCAACCATTGCCGGCATCTCTGAGGGTATGGGGGTCCTTGCTGATGAAACGTCGTCGGCACAGGACAAACTCGCGGCCCTGTCCGACATCATGGAGAAACTCACTGGTGGGGCGTTGTCACAGGATGAGGCGCAGGCGAAGTTGGTTGAGGACGTTCAGGAGACGACTGAGGCCGTTTCGGAGATGGCTGGAAAGCTGTCCGAGTTGGGCCCGGTTGAGCTTGACCCGGATGGCACCATCGACGCCACGACTGAGGCCGGTAAAGAAGCCGTCAACACTATCTCCGGCATTGCACGCACAATGCTGGAGGCGGCTTCTAACGGTGTTTCCGTAGATGAGATTTTCGACCAGCAGGCTGATAATCTCACCGCCCTGCAGGAAGCCCTGGGACTGACTGATGACCAGTTCCAGAAGCTGATGGAGTCTTACGGCTTGACCCGTGAGCTCATGGGCTTGCCGCTGGAGCTTAAGGGCGCTGATACTGCCGAGCAGCAGGTAGCCGCTCTAGAGGCTGGTCTTTCGCATCTTGAAGAGGGCAAGTCTGTCCAAATCACGCCACCCGACCCGGCTGTTGCTGCCGTCCTTGAGGATATTGGCTATAAGGTTGAGTATCTTGATAACGGAAACTTCGAGATTACGGCTACTGCCGATGTAGATGCGGATGAACTCGATAATCTTGGCGAGAAGGTTAAGGAGATTGAGGGGCTTCACGCTGAGGCTACGGCTGGTCTTGACACCACTATGTTCGCTCTGGGCGCGGATGAAGCTAAGCAGCTTGGCCGCGAACTGGACGAGCTGGAGGTTTCCCCTGAGGCTGACCTGACGATTGACAAGTTGCTGCAGGGCAAGGACGTCTCTATTGGTGAGCTGCAGGCGCTGGCACGCGAGGTATCTACCCCAACTGCCGACCTGGACAAGATGCTGCTTGACGCTGGTGTTGAGGACTCGAAGGTTAAGCTGGCAGACCTCAATAAACAGAAGACCAAGCCGACTATTGACGTCAATGCTGAGCCTGCAAAGCAGGGCATTAACTCGGTTAGCCGCATGTTGCAGGGCCTTAAAGATAAGGTCATCAACATTTTCACCCGCCGTCGAGACGCCGCCGCTGACGGTCTGATCAATTACGGCTCTCACCGTTTCCTTGCAGCTGGTGGCGCGGGACGCATGTCCCAGCAACCGGCACAAATCGCAGCTGGTGGTAGGTGGATTACTTGGGCTGAGGATGAAACACAAGGCGAGAGCTTTATTCCTCACGCTCCGTCGAAGCGGAAGCGTTCTACCCAGATTCTGGCGGAGACCGCGAGCATCTTCGGTCTTGGCCTGGTGGACGCTGGCGGAAATCAGATTCGTCGTGATGGGTCGTCGGTGGCCCCTACGTCTGCTAGGTATATGGCAGATGGCGGTGTGTCACCGGACCAGCTTTTGCGCTACTTCAAGGGTGAGCGGGTCAATGGGCAGCAAGCAAGCCGCTCACTGCAGGGCGCGCCTTACGTCTTCGGCGGCTCCAACTGGGGTGACTGTTCCTCTACGCAGGGCCAGGGCGCACTGTTCGCGGTGGGCCAGCCGGCTGACCGTGGCCGGTTCATGTCCACCGCAAATGAGAGCGGGCAGCTTGCTTCTATTGGCTTCAAGCCGGGCCTTGGAAGTGGCGCACGCTACGCTATCGGCTGGTACAACGGCGGGCCTGGTGGTGGCCACACCTCGGGAACCATCCACTTTGGGGACGGTCATTCCGTCAACGTTGAGATGGGCGGCGGTGCTGGTGGCCAGGGCAAGATTGGCGGTGCTGCTGCTGGTGCTGCACACCCCCAGTATGCGGAGCACGCTCACCTGCCTTTGGGTGTTGAGCTCAGTGCGGATATTCAGGACCTTGAGTCCGGTGACATTGAGTCCACGTCAGTAGACGGCTACACCACTAAGTCGGGTAAGACAGTTTCTTGGGGTAAAGCCCAGGAATACTATGACATGGCGCTGGAGTTCCAGAAGCGCACACGCATTCACGACCGTGGCGGCATTATGAAGGATGGCCGAATCGCCATCAACATGTCCGGCAAGGATGAACGCATTCTTAGCCCGATGGAAACGGTCGCCTATGAGCGTTCCCTGGATGTGCTGCCTAGGGTTACTGCACAGTTCGACTCGGCGGTGAACAAGTTCGTGGGGCAGGCGGACGCTGCACAGCTACAAGCCGCTTCGTACGGTCGTCATTTCGGCGGGGACTACTTGGCTAGTGCTGAGATTGTGCGTGATGCTGAGCAGGGCCTGTTGGATACGCGCCGCGCCATTGCCGACGAGAACGACGAGGTAGTGGAGCGCGAGGAAGCCCTGGCTGAGGCGAAGAAGGAACTTGCTGAGGTTGAGAAGGAAGGCGGCGGGTTGACCACGGCGCAGAAGCGCAAGCTTGCTGACGCTGAGGAAAACCTGGCGAAGGCCCGCAAGAATGGCAAGCCTGACAAGATTGCTGATGCGGAGAAGAGGCTGGCCCGCGCCCGCGAGGACGTGGATGAGGCTTTGGAGAAGTCGAAGGACAAGAACGCTAAGGCTGTTGCGGCGGCTCAGAAGAAGGTCAATAAGGCGGAGGACGCCCTGGCTGAGGCTAGGGAGCAGACTGCTGACCAGTCTGACCGTTTGGTTGCGGCGGAGCGCGCTGTTGCCGCTGCACGCTACAAGGCGGCGGGCGATATGGCTGAGTCCATCTTTGAATCCGTCTCCAAGGGGTTCATGTCGCTTTCTGGTTTCTTTGATGAGATGGAGCGCTTGGCTGAAATTGTTGAGCGCACGCGTCAGGAAGTCTCGAAGCTGGAGATGCAGCAGCAGACTAACGCTATTGAGCGCTTGCGTTCAATGGCTGAGTTGCAGGTGCGTGAGCATGATGTTGCCCGGGCTCGCGCCCGTGGAACGTTGTCTGTGGCGCAGGCTGAGGCTGAGCTGGAGGATGCCCGCGACGCTGCAGCCCGTATGGGCTCCACCTCGATTGAAGCAATGTCAGGCGCGATGGATCGTTTCCGAACGACCGGCATTTTCGCGGTCGAGGAGGTCGCGGAGTCCGTTGCGGAGAACACAGCTGAGGTTAAGGCAGCTGAGTGGGGCGTCAAGGTTGCTCGTGCCCAGGCCGCGCTGGACGAGTTTGAAGCAACTCGCCAGCAGGCTTTGGCGCAGCTCGAAGTTGCCCAGGCAACGCTGACGCAGACGGCGGCGGCGGAGATGTTGACGCTGCAGACGCAGCAGCTGCAACAGCAGGCCGCGAACCTTTATGGCATGACAGCCAATCAGGCTAGTGGCGCGGCACGCGGCTTTGGTGGTGTCGGCAAGGTCACTGGTGGTATCGGAAAGATTATCGGTGGCGTTCTTGCTGGTATTGCCGGTTTTGCGGTCGGTGGCCCGGTGGGCGCTTTGGCCGGTGCTGGTTTGGCCCTGGGTGGGTTGAAGGACACGGTTCAGGGCAGTATTGACATCCATCAGAACAAGAAGGAGATGGGTGAGGCCTGGAAGAACCTTGACGCCGGTTCGAAGGCTGGCATTGTTCTTGGTTCCGCCGGCGGCGCTGCCTTGGGTATTGCCGGCGGCGCTTTGTCTGGCCAGTACGGCACAGAAATGGCAACGGCTGGCGCTGAGCTCGGCGCACAGTTCACTGAGGCCACGATTGGGTCTTTGCAGTACGGCATTGCTGGCCGTATTGACAAGCTCAAGCGCGACTCGGAGGACCAGACGGCTGAGCTGCAGCGAAAGATTGACCGTGACCAGTTGGCCCTAGACATGCTCAAGGCCCAGAACGAGGTCGACTACATCACTAAGAAGGACGTGTTGGAGTCGAACCTTGAGTACGCGAAGCTGCAGCAGGAACTGGCGACGGCACAGAGCGAAGGTGTGATTAAGGCACTTGAGCAGGCGTCGAAGGTGGAGCAGGACCGGGCCAATAAGGCACATGTGGAGCAGATGGGAATTATCAGCGACACCAACAAGCACCTGGAGGAGCTTGTCACGTTGACGCGCAACGACAAGGGAGCGAACTCAGAGACAGGTAAACAGCTAGCCGCCGCTGTTGGCGGGATTAACAAGCTGCTGTTGTCTTTGTCGACGCGCCCGTTGTCGACGGCTGACGGTAACCGCTTTGCGGAAGCCAGGATTTAGGGAAGGAGTTGTAGGTGAATCGGTACAAGATTCGGTACTACGCGCCTGATGGGCACGAGTGGGTGCTTATGGGTGATAAGTGGCTGGCCGGCATTAAGTCCGGTGGCATTGATGGCCTGGTGGGTGATGGTGATGACGTTACTGTTGCCCGCGTGGGTGATGTTGGTCAGTCGCTTGATTCTTTCCAACCGACGCCGATGACTGGCACGCTTACGGTGCTGGTGCGTGGGGATAGTGGGGCTCAGGTAGATGCGGTGTGGGCGAAGTTCCGTTCTGGTTTTTCGCGCACACGGCCGGGCACGCTGGTGGTGGAGTCGCCTTCTCATGCGTTGTCGGCTCAGGTGCGCTTGTCTGGGCCGATTTCGCCGCCGGAGGAGGACCCGACGTCTGGCGGTTTTGTGCGCGATGTGCAGGTGCCGTTGGTGGCAGATAGGTGCGGGTGGTGGACGGATTGGCAGTCCGCCACGGGTACCGTCACAGTGACCAATTGGGGCGACCTTACAGTATGGCCACAAATCAGGTGGGGAGGGGCTACCGGAACCGTTTACCTCCCCTCCGGGGCACGTTTCCCCCTCCCACAAGCAAACGGGGAACGCGTTGTGTCTCTCTCGATGGCTCAGGCCGGTTTCGTAACTACTAAGGACGGCACACCAGATTTCGCACTTAGGAAGCAAATGAGTGGTGCTTACCCCGAGGGTGTGCCCGCCGGGCAGAAACGCACCTACCGTCTGCCTACCGGGGCCACGCTTGAGTGGCAGATAGGAGTACTTGATCCATGGCGGTAGATTGGGATTCTTACCGACTGCACCGCACTCAAGTAGTGGCCGACCAGGGGCAGTACGTCGGCCTGTTAGATGAAAACTGCGAACCGCTGATGGATTGCCCACCTGTGGTGTCCATGACCGCGCCGCAAACCAAGAACGCCCCAACATCACTACGGATGCAGTTATCCGTGCGCGCCCTGGATGGGAGCGTGCACCCGATTTGCGATGAATTGGTGGCACAGGGCCTGTCTTCGACGCGAGGGCAGTGGCTAGAGCTCGACGCGGAGGGCAAAGCTCTCTCAACGTCGTTGGATGCTAGCCGTTATGTGATTGTGGAGCGTGAGGATATGCGCCGCGTCTACCAGGTCACGCACGTGGCGGCGGAGGCGGGGCGTGAGCTCCCATCATTGATTGAGATTAATGGTGTTGACCTTCTGAAAAAGCTGGCCCTTGTGCCGTGTTTCTCTGCCCCAACAACTGTGTCGGGTAAGTGGACGACGTTCACGCGTGACTGGGCGGGCCCGGAGAATGTGGGCGCGCGGTTCTCGAAGCCGCGTGACTTGCAGGACTTCAAGCTGGTCACGGTTGCCGATGGCGTCACCGTTGATGGTGAGGCTGAGGCGGTGATTCGCCGGCTGGTGTCGGAGTCTTTGCAGGCCACGTGGAAGGCGATGGGCCCGGAGGTGGTGAAGGCACCGCCGATGGTGGTTGACCCCACCTCAAGCGGGTTGGAATCTCCTTACATTCTGATACGCCCCACGGACCAGTCCGTGCTTGATGAAGTATCGGCGCAGGCCATGGCGGCGGGTGTTGTCCTCGATGTTGGCCTGTGGCTACCGGGGGACAAGCCGGTGAAGGGGCTAACCCTGAACGCCCCGACGATGGTGGTTCGGGTGCGGCAAACTTTGGAGGTGAAGTAGCTTGGCAGTCAAAGACCATGTTGTGCTGTCCTCGGATGGTGGCAGCGTGACCATGGGACGCCGATTGGCGTTCTACTCGTATGGTCGTTTCGATGTTGTTATCCCGGAGGGGCGGGAGCAACAGGTTGAGGACGACCGGATTCAGAACGGCTATATTGCCCGCAACCCTGGGCAGAAGATGGGACGGTTTGATTTCGGGTTTATCCGCCAGGACGCCACTATCAACCTTGAGGCGCAAACGTCTGACCTTGAGCTGGCGATTGATTCCACTGAGAAGCGTTCCGAGGGGGACGTGTATGTGGAGCGGGATATTTCCCGCGCCGGCATGAATGGGTTTGAGCTGGGCCGGGATTTCGGCTTGGACGATATCGTGCGTTATCGCGTGTGGGGTAATTACCTCAGGTTGCCTGTCACGGCTGGCGATTTGGAGTCGTCGGTTGATGGTGGTTTGCGTGGTGTGCGTGTGCATGTTGGCGGACAAGTTGCTTCGGATAGTGAGGCTCGTCTGCGCCGGAATAATGAGATTTTGGGGCAGATTGAGAATGAGAAGCGGCAGCGTACGCGGCAGGTGTCTCAGGCTCGGTCGACTGCTGATTCTGCTAAGTCGACGGCGGATGAGGCTAAGAAGACTGCTGATGAAACAGCCGCCCTGGTTGACGGCCTGGACATCGAGGGCAGTATTGAGCGGGCCCGTGAGGCTGTGGATTCGTCTAACGCTATTTTGCAGTTGGTGCGGCAGTTGACGGGTGCGGCGGCGGCTCAGGGTGCGCAGGCTCAGGCGTCGGCGTCTCTGGCGATTGAGTACGCCCGCCAGGCGGAAGAGGTGCTGGATAAGCTCGATCCGCTCCGCGATGACGTGGTGGCCGCGCACGCTGAGGTGGCTCGCCTGTCTGGTGAGGCGGCTAAGGCTGCTCAGGAGGCTGCGGCGGCGGTGGCTGCTGGTGAGAAGCAGGTTGTGGCGGCGCAGCGTGCGGCTAACGCGGCGGCTCAGGATGCGGCTACGTCGCAGCAGCTCGTGGATGAAGCGGAAGCGTTGCTTCAGGAACTGTCCCCGCTTCAGGATGCGGCGCGGAAGTCCCTCAAAGATGCTCAATCCCTACTGGATAACGCCGGTGGCGCGGGCCGCTCTCTCGCGGATGTGCTGAAGGAAGTCGCCGCGAAGCACCAGGCGGTACTGTCCGCGCATGATGACATTCTGGCTACGCATAGCGACGTACTAGAAATCCATGGTGAAGCGATTAAATATGCTGCTATGGCGGCGGCTCAGGCTGGTGCGGCTGCTATGCAAGCGAGCCAGGCGGCGGCGGAAGCGTTGCGTGCTGCTGATTTGAATGCTCAGGCTATCGCGGCGCTCGCGGAAGCGGACAAGAAGCTGATTGAGGCCGATAAGAAGCTGCAAGAGCAGATTGATGTCCTCGAAGAATCCCAACGCCTCCTAGCCCAGGCTATCCGCTACGTTGCGGCTGCTGCATCCCAGGCCGCGCAGGCCGCTATGTCCGCCGCGCAAGCCTCGGAAGAAAACGCGAACGCCATCGCCCAAACAAATATCGCGGTCGATGCGGCTAATGATTCAATCGAGGCCCTAAAGGGGGCCAATAAGGCCCGCGATGAAGTGGTGGGCAACATTCAGAAATCAGTTGATTCTGTCAAGCAGGCTCAAGCGGCGCAAAGAGGTGCCGAGACGGCGCGTAACCAAACACTCACTAACGTTCAAAAGTTTTCGTGGCTATCTAGTTTCCGGCGCGTTCGGGTTCTGGAATTTGACCGGTGGAAGAACCCGAATCAGCTGAAATGGGATGACGGTTCCCTAATGGTTTCTGTAGGAATATCGTCTGATACTTCAAGCGGGGAACCCACGCTGTATGTCAGCAAAGGACCTATTGATTTTTCGGGGCACGTAGAAGTTACTGCCCAGCGTTCAGGCGGTACGTTCTCGGGAAAGATAGGAGAGTTTCGGTTTGGAACAAACCTCTTATACATGTTTCCGATTTCAGATTGGTATTCGATTTCGGTCAAAGTGTTCCCGATTTGGCCTGATGCCAAAACTAAGGCGGAGTTCGATGGAATATCGGTTGGATACCGCCCGATTCTGTAACGCTCGCCGATTGCCGTGAGGCTATACGGCCCCAACTCTTTTTAGGAGGACTGAATGCAGACTTTGCTTAAACCCCTCAATATCCACGCGGGGGGGGATTGTTAAATGACCTCCCCAATGATGGATCTGTACCTGCCAAAAACCTACGTCTTCAAGCGCGGCGCGGAGGGGTATGCTACGCGGGCCCAGATGGAACGCATCGACGCCGGCGGGCTCCAATTCTTGTACCTGCCAAAGGGCCTATCACTGGTCACAGTCATTGCTACAAGCATGGAAGCCGCAACCCTGGAATTGACCCTGAACCAAGGAAGGGATGTTTCAAAGACGCTCGCCCTGGTGAAAGGCGTGCAGAATACAACAGAGAAGATTTGGACGGGCCATATCTCCAACGCGGGTACCAACTACAACGATGGAGGCGTCTACCTGCGCATCCACGCAGAACGTGTCACGACACAGGCGATGAACAATGGCTCCGTGTCGGTGCAGGTCGTGAACTTCCCGCCCGAAACCTAGCCACCGCGGGGGTGGTCGCGTAATGGCTACCCCTAACTTGGATTTCCCGATGCCTGTCGCGGTGACGTGGACTGTACCCAACTCGGGAAAGCATTTATACGCACACCGCATTCAGTCTAGGGAAGAAATCGGCGGACAGCCGCCCTCGAGTTTGCGGTGGTATCTGCCTGCCGGTGGCTACAGCATAATGATCACTAACTATCTCGCATCCCCAATTAACATCGCGTGGATGCCCGGCCCGGACAGCTACTGGATCAACCTATTTTCTTGTCAGCCTGGGGAGTCTAAGACAACGACCATTAGTGCAACTGGCTGGGGATATTTCCTTATTTCTGGCGATGGTGATTGGTCGTCTGCCGATAGGGGTCACGCCACGATGACGATTGCCCCGTTCCCCCAGGCCTAACTCAGCCACCCCCCGGGGGTGGCTTTCGCTTATATCTGAAAGGAAAATTAATCATGGAAGAATTCGACTTTGATGCCTGGGTGGAGGGCCTCAAGGCTATCCCCGAGGACCGGCTCATGGAGGCCGCCGCCGCGGTGTCCCGCGAACGTCGTGAGCGCCCCGCCCGCGCCGCCGAGGAAAAAGCCCGCGTCTCCATCGTGGCTAGCCTATCCATAACCGCCCCGGATTTGGTCTCCACCCACGTCACCCTCGAAGAAGCAAAAGCTGACCCCGAAAAGGTGCCAGCATGGGCTAACCCAGGAGCTGACTTCCTCAAGGCCCACCGCCAGGGCGGCGTCGTCAAGCACGGCGACAAGTACTGGGTATCGGAAGCCGAGAACCTCAACGCCTGGGAACCAGGGGCCGAGGGCGTCCACACCAACATCTGGCGGGATGTTACCCACGAAGTCCTACCACCCGCACCCAAGACCGACGGCAGAGGCAAGGTCATCGCACAAGGAAGCCAAGAAAACCCGTTCCCGTTCGTCGCCGGTATCCAGGTAAAGGCAGGCCAGTACGTGCTCTACCAGGACGCAAAATATCGAGTCCTGCAAGGCCATACGTTGGCAGATCACTGGGCGCCCACCGTAGCCCCCGCCCTCTTCCAAAAAGCCTAGGAGGACATCATGGCACGCGACTATTACAAGCTAGAGCCCGATAAGATTTATCGAATCGGCAAGCACTACACCCCGGGGCGTGCAGGCCAAAAAATCCAGTTCATTACCCGCCACCACCTCATGTACATCGGTGAAGGTGAAGCCGTCGTAGACGAAATCTGGAGCTCGCGCCCCGCCTCCGCCCACCACGTCATCGGCCCCACTGGTAGGTGGGTGCAAACCGTCTATGATAACGATACCGCGTGGGCTAATGCCTCCCAGTGGGCTAATCAGCGCACTATCGCTATCGAGCATTCCAACATCACCGGGCGCGCACGAAACCAGGGCGACTTCCACCCTGATTCGTGGAACATCAGTGACGCCACAATCACTACAGGCGCTCGTGTAGCTGCCGCATACTGCCTGTATTTCAACCTCGGCAGGCCCGTGTACGGCAAGAACATTCGAGACCATTTCGAGTTCACCGCGACAGGTTGCCCAGTCCACCTGTCCGGCCCGAAGGCCGGTAACGGGTTCGGTGGGCGCGCCGGCAAGTATCACCAGCAGTGGATGGATGAGGCGCAACGCTTCTACGACGAGCTAAAAGCAGGAAAAGCCACCGGAAAGACACCGGCTAAGAACACTGGAGGGAGTAGCGTCACCATGAACGCAGTAGAACAAGTCAACGCCCACACCAGGGCATTCATCTCGGGATACCTAGGGCCGCAGATTGAGGCGATTCAGGAAATCTGGCGGCAACTACGTGGCCCATCGGGGAACGGCTGGGAGCAACTCGGCAAGAATGATAAGGGCCAGAATTTGACCCTCGTCGACGCCGTGGCTGCAATCCGCCAAGACCTCGCCCGCATCGAGAAGAAGTTGGAGGAACGATAATGGCCAAGCACTACACCAACCCCGCGCCGAAGCCCCGCGCCGTCATCGGCACCCCATGGTGGATTCGCCTAGCCGTGTACGTCATCGTCGCCGCCGTGGGCCTGGCCCTCGTCGCTTTCGGTATCGCCAGCCCCGACCAGGTAGACGGCTGGCTGGGGCAGACCGGTGGTCTAGCCGCACTCATCGGTGGCCTTCTCGCCGCTGTGAATACGGGCCGCGAATCCGACGAAGCACCTGTAGGTGTAGTCATTGAGCAGCCCACCGCACCAGAGCCGGAGGACGTGCCCGTACTACCGGTGTACACCGGGCCAACCACAGCAGGGGAGCAGTCGTGAGATGGGAGAGCGCTAAACGCCGAGTTGCCCGCTGGCTCGTCTCCGACGCCGCCGGCCTCCTAGCCCTCGGAAGTATCTCCATTGCACGCGGCATGTCCTACACGCCGGTGCTGGTTGACCCTGAGCGCAAGCCGACGCATTTCATGGAGAGTGTGCTTAACCCCCCGGCGTGGGCAGTGGTGTGGATCCTCATGGGGCTACTCTGCCTGTGCGCCACGCGGGTACCGAAGCTCGTACCCTCTGCTGTTGGCGCGGTGGTGGGGCTGCACTCCATGTGGGCACTCAGCTTTATCTTCGCCACGGTATTCGACGACCTCCCCCGGGCCTGGGTGTCCTCACTCGGATACATCGGAATCGCCACCATGACCCTCTACGCGTACGGGCGGGGGCAGACTAGCCAGGTCACAGTCACAGATGGGAGATGATGGTATGCCAGTAGACGGGCCGCTGGCAACAGTCATCGTCGGCGTGATTGGCGTGCTCGGCACCCTTATCGGTACTCACCTGACGGAGAAAAGCCAGAAGAAAAAGACGGAAATCGAGGCCAGAGGCCCCGAATGGGAATCATTCACTAATAGTATTCGTGCGTGGACGAATGAGCAGCTGAAAGAACGTGACAAGTCGATTGCGGAGATGCGGGGCGAGATTGCGGAGCTGCGTGACAAATTGGAGGTGTGGAAAAGCCGCTACTTTGTCGCCGTGAATCATATCCGCCAGTGGCGACTGCGCCACCCGGAGAGCGTTGACGAGCTGCCTATCCCAGACGAGCTAGAAAACGACTTTTGA